AATGCTCATCAATTACTGAGTTGATGTAATCAAGTGAGTGAATGCGAGATAACTCCTCCTTACTTGCAACTCTAGGTAATAACTCAACTACCTCAATGCCAGCATCTTTAGCTTCCTTTAGTAATGCCTCTCTTGCATTTATGTAACGTCTGCCTTGGGTAGGGTGAGAAGAATCAAAGACCCAACCATTATGTTCAGGGCTATGTATTAGGTGCAATTTACCCATCTTTATCCTCACCACCCTTCAAACCATTTTCAGTTGCCATTGTCTGCCAGATCATTTTTGCAAAGTGATCTAGATAGTAATCTTTCTCAAGTTCATTTAGCGTAGAGAAATCCTCTGGCAATTTAAAGTAAAACCTCTTTTTTGGTTTAACTTCCTTTTTAGACATATCTTCAGTCCAATCTGGACCTAGCTAATACTTAGCTGATCCGCACATCTAGCGGCGTATATCATCGCTAGCAGGTCTTCCTTTGGAACCACCGTGCGCGGTTAGCGCGGTTGGTACTAAGTAAGCCAAAGGGCTTAGCACTTAGTTTCTTGACCTGTTCAAAGTATAGACCTAGTAACTGTCACTGAGTAGGCTAACAATTACTATATGAACAAAATTCAGATCCCAGCAGTGTTAATTTCTGAAGCAGAGGAGTATTCGAAACTTTCAAGATCTTACACATCAGATCGCCACGACTTCCATGAAGGAGGTCTCGCAGCCAAGCAACGTAAAATGTTTGAAGGTAAACTTGGAGAGAAATTAGTTAAGCATCTACTTCAAGTCTCGGGGATGCCATTTGAAGAAGATAAGAGTGATTATACAGAAGCAGACTCATACGATTTTATTTTCCCTAACGGCAGAACTCTTGATGTGAAAACAAGAACTCAAAACTTCCATACAAAAACACTAGAAATGAAAGAGCAGCTTCATCGCTCTCCTAAAGATATTTACGTATCCGTCAGGCTGTTCCCAGAAGCACATGAAGGCTACGTTATTGGGTGGGCATCTAATAAAGACTTTCTCCGCATTAATCGGATTGAAAATAACGGCTATTTAGATAATTATGTTTTACATGATCAAGAACTCAGAACCTGGAGCAGCTTGATGGACCTATTAGCAGATTTAAAGAAAGCATAGTTTTACGCCCAGTACTCTTTAAGGTTCTTAAAAGCCTCCCTAAACAATGCCGGAGCTTTTATTCCTAAAATCATTTTCCCCTCTTGATTAAGCAGAAAACTTACCTGAATTGACTCAATTTGCTCGTTCTTACTTCCATAAAGCACAACAGAACGATGAATTTCAAACCCTGGATAATATTTCTTTATGTACATTCTCTCGATGTCTTTGTAGTTTTCCAAAGTTCTAATACCCAGTTCCAAGTTTTCAAAAGTTTTACCTTCGATATTTAAAACTTGCTTTCTTTCGATGTCTAATAAAATTAAATCTGGAATATCAATACTCTTTCTTGGTTCAACGCCAGGTACATATTTTTCAAGAGCCAAATATTTCTTATCTGGAGTTATAAAATATCCCTTCTCCGATCCTGCATGGTTCTCAAAAATTGACATACCATTGGTGAAATTCTCTACGACTAAATGAATGAATATCGTTGCTAGCTTTTCACCTGTGATGTTGTAATACCAGTACGGGTGCTCTAACTCTGATTTTGGCATTTCAAGTCCTTCGAGTCCAATATTTAGAGCGCTTGCGATTCGAACAAATTTGTTACGGGGTTGTACATGATTTTGTGTAAGACCATGTTTTGTAACTACAATTTTGTCTTTCCAGCCAAGCTTACGAGCCGTAGAAGCAATCAAACTAAGTGCACCAATGTTCGGGTCATGCGCCAAACCACGACTTTTAAATAGTCGCCCCGAAATATGCAGTTCTTTTCCTACAACAGTAATGTCGATTGGTATATTTCCTGCAGGCGGTCGGCGCATTGCTGTTTTGAAATCAATCATTTCTTGCAAAGTTTCAAATGGAGTGTTTAGTAAATCATCAACTTTTTTACCGCCAATTTTCACTCCAAGACTTCTTAAGCAACGAGTGCCGAATATATTTGTGTCGGTTTGTGAAGCTCGTTGCTCTACTTGCAGGTTGTAGTACATATTTAGATCCATATTTGGGTAGTGCAGTTCCGCATATACGAATTTAGAACATCTTTGGAATACACCTGTATTTCGACTTTCTTCATCATCGGTCTTGGTCTCTTCGACCATGAACAGTGGGCGCTCACCTTCCCTAGGTTCCTCTTCTTGAAAAAACACTAGAAAATCAACAAAACTAGAATTTCCACTAACTATTTTTAGCAAGACCCGATTAACTTGCGGAGTCTTATATCCAAGGACTTCATACCAAAATGAGAAATTACCATCTTTGTTATGAACCGGAACCACCCTTAATTTATCTATGAAGCTCGATATACCTTGGTCTTTTGAGAACTTTTCTAAAACAAAACCAATAGCTGCAATTTTGGGTCTCTCTTCGCTCAAGATCCAAAGTGTTTTTGCCATTTTAGTTCATTCTAAAAATCATAATGTATTGATGGATTTGGTTTGCTACATATGCATATGGATATCCGTAAGGATAAAGATTGACTCCTTGGTCAGCCCAAATTTTCATACCCAGATAGTTAAGTCCTTCAATTCCGGCCAAGTCTTCAATTACTCGTGAATGAAGTAAGTTGGGTGAAGTTTTAGACGGTTGTAAATCTTTCATAAAAACTACTATATGGCCTCTAGGCTTTAAAAACTCCATTGAGTTTATAATTGATTCCTTAAAAATAGGAAAAAACTCTTCGATATCCATATTTCCTAAATCAGTAGATAGGTCAGTAAATGGAGTTGGAGATGTGTCTTGATTTTTCTTGATCGCTTCACCGGTTTTTTCACGGGCAAGCATGTCACCGTAAGGAGGATCAATTAAAATTAGAGATGCCTTCTTGTTATTTAGAAGAGCTTGTATTTCTTTCCCTTCGTAGAGGAGTTTTATTGAGTCTCCAAGTAGAGTGATTTGCTCTTTCAAGCCCAGAGCTTTATTAGCTAGTTTGTATACCTCTATGTATTTCTGATTTAAGTCAATACCGATTGCCTTACGACCACATAATGAGGCACCAATTAATGTTCCACCTACGCCCATAAAATAATCTAGGACTATTTCGTTTTCTTTAGTAAAGAATTCAATGATATCCCGCATTAATTGAGGTGGCTTAGGTGAAGGATGAATTTTGCGTAAGTCGTGTGCATATGCTTCCGTGCCTGATGTTGGAAACCTTGTATTAATTACACTGTTCAAGAAAAATGTCCATTGACCACCTGGAAGGTCATTGAGTTTATTTTTTCGATGATATTTTCGGCCATCAGGCACCTGAATTACGTCACCAGAGTTCCCGATTATCACTGAATCTTTTATTTCTTTCCGTACCCATGAAGGCAAAGCAGATATCTCTTCTCTTGACAAAACTGACTCAGCAGTGACATGAGTTTTTGCATCATCATTTGCTTTTATTCGGTTTTTATTCTTCTTAATTTTGGCTTGCTCTTTAGCGTTTAATTCTAGTTCTTTCAATAAACCAGACAACAGCGTCGAATGTGCTTCCTCTATACCTAGACCAGATAAGTATTCCTTTAATTTTGCTTCGTTAATCACAGTATTAAGATCTATTTTCTTTTTCATTTGGCTGCCGATACTACTATCTCATGAACCTTGGGTTTATCATCATCTTTTATTCTTGAATATCTACGATAAGGAAATTTATAAACTTTTAGTTTCTTTCGATTTGAGTACTTTTCAGCAATTGCAATTAATTCGTCTTCAGAAAGTAAGCCTTCTGTACTATAACTTATAAAAATATAATCAAAATCTGCATTAGCAAGCAAGTTATCAAAACTTTTGGCAACCTTACCTTTCTTACAGTAGTCAGAAATTTTATCCATATCCTTTCGCATACCCGTTTTGCCCTCCAGGAGAGGATAGTCATATTTTGCAATTGATTCTAGAACATGATAATTCCCTAGATACTGTCTGCCATTATAAGGTGGATCAACATAGAGAACTTCACCACTAATTCTCTTGATTAATTCATTAGCATTTTCATTATAAGAAATATTCTTTTGGCCATTATCAATAACAGTTATTGGTTGCAAGAAAACTGGTTTTGATGTTCGGGAATCCCAGTGTTTTAAGTACGCGCCATAGGTTCCTGCAATATTGGATACCGAAGGAATGCATTCAAGAAGCGATGCTAGGAGATACATAAATCCATCAATGGTAATCAAACCTTCATTCAGCCATTCCTGAATACTTTGTCTAATTGCATCGATATGGAAAGCGTTCACTTCAGTTAAGTACATTCGCTTCTTGGCTCCGTAGGAAGAATAATTTTCAGCCGTAAATGGATCTGAATTGAATTTGAATTTTTTGACGTTAATGTTGTTCAGGTAATCAATGGGATCACCAATCACTTTCACAATTTCATCAAAATTAGGAACGGCATTTAGCTGAATACCGGCATATTGAATAACGTGTGAAAAATAGAGAAGATCGTTTGACTGTACAGGAAAGCGGTTTTTGAAGTAACGACCTACTACTCCAGTGCCAGAAAATATGTCACAGAAATATCCTCCACTAGTTTGACGTTCAGAAACCGCTGCATCAAGTTGCGGAAGAAGGTTTAGTTTCGAGCCTATATATCTCAAGACATAACTCCACGCTATTAAGGGGTAAAGGGATATTGCGCTTGTTAGTTTAGGTCCAGGCGGGGACAATCTGCATAATTTACTGTGTCACCACTAAAAATTTATGCTTTTTAAGCCTTATTGGCTTTGATGTAGTCTGATTATTTAAACCTGTAACTTGGAATTATCAGAAACTTTCTCTCTCACCCCACCGCAATCAAGGCCAGCGCCCCAGTAGTTGCAGCAATTCCTGCCCAGTTAACTAGGGAGGGTTTTTGGTGGAGCAGCTTTATTGCGATTAGGACAGATAGGGCAGGGGCGGATGCCATAAAGATGCCCACCTTACTTAACTCTAAGTTGTTGATTGCAATCATAAATAAAAGGTTTGCGATGATCTCACATGTGCCAGAAAGGAGTGCGAATTTGCGCCAGCCAACTGGTTTAGTA